CAAGCTAAACCCATGTTTAGAAGAAACAAGGTAATCTAAATGGCATCAAATAACATACGAGATCTTGACACTGATATACGAGTTTCGGTATTGGAAACTCAAGTCAATTCTTTAACCAGCGGGGTTGATAAAATTGAGAAAAAAATGGAAGATAATTATGTTATTCTGCATGAGCGCATCAATGATCTTGGATCAGAGTTTGAACATAAAAACGAAAAGATCATAGAGAAAATTGATGCACACAGTGAAACTAGCGCTAGACATAATCAAGAAGTTTTGGAAAAAATTGGTAAAATTGAAAAATGGCGATGGATGATAATGGGTGGCGCTATGGTCGCAGGTTATGTACTTGCCCATGTTAAAATGGAAAATTTGTTCTAAAGGCTTGACTTTCTAGTAGTTCTATTATATAATTTAGACTTCGTATAGGAGTCTAAATGTCTTTATTTGTAGATTTAAAGTATTTGAAGTTAATTAGTAATCAACTTCCTCTTTTTAAACAAAAGAGCGATCGTTTATATAATTGCAGGTGTATAATCTGCGGTGACTCTGAGGCAAAGAAAAATAAGGCACGGGGATATTTCTATCCCGCAAAAAATGATCTGTTTTATAAATGTCATAACTGCGGTGCATCTATGCACTTTGGTTCATTTCTAAAACAATTCAACGGGTTGCAGTATAACCAATATTCTTTGGAAAGATACAACGAGGGATTGCCTAGTAATAAACCGCATCAAAATATTGAAGATAAATTTAAAATGGCGGCTCCGGTATTTGTAAAACCGGAACAACGCTTGTTAGATAGTTTGCTAGAACGATTAGATAAATTACCCGAAGATCATGAGGCAGTTCAATTTTGTGTGACACGGAAAATACCTAGAGAGAAGTTTCATTACTTATATTATATTGATAACATTTCTAATATTGTACAACTTAATACAAAGTATAAAGAACAAATAAAAACGAAAGAACCTAGATTGGTCCTTCCGTTTTACAATAAAGATGATCAATTGATTGCAGTCACATGCAGAGCTTTACGAAAAGAAAGCCTTAGATATGTTACTGTAAAAATTATAGAAGAAGAGTTATTAGCTTTTGGATTAGATAAATTAGATAGAACTAAACCAATTTATGTTGTCGAAGGTCCCATTGATAGTTTGTTTTTACCTAATTGCATTGCAGTGGGTGGTACCGCATTTACTAAATTAGAAACATTAGATTTACCTAAAGATAAAGTTGTTGCTATATTGGACAACCAACCTCGTAATAAAGATGTTTGCAAAATTTTAGACAAGGTTATCGATAAGCAATATAAGGTTGTGATCTGGCCTCAATCCTTAGATCAAAAAGATATTAATGATATGGTGTTAGCAGGTAAAGATCCACTTGATGTTGTTAAGAAACATATATATCAAGGGTTAGAAGCAAAAATTAAATTCACAGAATGGAAAAGGTGTTAGTATGAAAGTATATATTTCTAATTATCGCAATCACTGGATTTCGCCGTATACGGTACTTGAGAAGGTTTTCTTCTGGCGGGAAATTGATTACGACGAACCTATCATTGTAAAACTTTCTAGTATATTAGAGCCGGTTAGTTTAGTTCTGCAAAAGTTTTTAGACTTTGTTCATCCAAGGACGAATTATGTAAAAATTGATAGATGGGATACTTGGTCTATGGATCATACGTTATCCTCCATTATTCTACCTATGTTGAAACAGTTAAAGGAAAAGGCAAATGGCGCGCCTCTCGTAGATGATGAGGATGTTCCGGAAGAACTTAAAAGTAGTTCCGCCCCTGCTAAGGTAAATGAGTGGGACCCAGATGATAACCACTTTAAACGCTGGGAATGGGTTTTAGGCGAAATGATTTTCGCATTTAATTGCAAATCTGATGATTCTTGGCAAGATGAATTTAAGTCAGGTGAATTTGATATGGACAATGTTCCTGTTGATGAAGATGGCAATGAAGTTCCTAAGCAAGGCGCAAAATTATATGAATTGAGAAATGGCCCTAACCACACATATAAATGTGATTACGAAGGTATGAGAAAAGTCGAAGAAAGAATGCAAAATGGCTTTAGACTATTCGGAAAATATTATAATGGATTGTGGGATTGATTTATGACCTTAGATGAAGAAATTGCGTTTAATGCCTGGTGGAATGCTAGTAAATATATGCAGGTTGTATCGTCAACCGAATCAACAAAACAAGTAGCAAAAGATGCATGGGAAGCTGCATTAAATTTTGAACAAGCAAAAGCTATAAGATCAACACGCTGGAATGGAGTAATACAGTGAAAGTAAAATTGATAGGGTATACTAAACCCAATGTAGATGTTAATGTGCCTGAGATGAATGACCTACAGGATTTGATTGCATTTTGTGCAAGAGTAAGTAATCCCGCAAATCAAAATAATACTGAAACAAGCGAAAAGCTTATTAAGTATCTAATTAAATATAAGCATTGGTCTCCGTTAGAAATGGTCCATGTTACTCTTGAAATTGAAACAACACGCGACATTGCACGACAAATGCTTCGCCACAGATCATTTTCTTTTCAGGAATTTAGTCAACGATATGCAGACCCCGTTAAGCACTTAGACTTTGTTATACGTGAAGCTAGATTGCAAGATACTAAAAATCGTCAGAATAGTATTGCAACTGATGATGTAGAACTTAATTTAGAATGGGCTCGCCGTCAGCAAAACATTATTGACGTAGTAAAAGACACATATAAATGGGCAATTGATAATGGTATTGCGAAAGAACAAGCTCGGGCAATTCTACCCGAAGGTAACACTGTAAGTAAACTTTATATGGCGGGCACTCTTAGAAGTTGGATTCATTACGTTCAACTTAGATCAGAAAACGGAACGCAACAGGAACACGTGGATATTGCGGAGGCATGCGCCGAAGTTATTTCTACTATTTTCCCAATGGCGTAGGATATGATTTAATAAATAACAGACTCCCTGCTTTTATTCTATCATATGTGGATTCTAAAATTTCTCCCAGATTCTCTATTAATACTGTTGACCCATGCAATAACCGCAATTGGGGCAATAGCATTACTGGTTGGATTCTTTTTAGCATTTATTCCCATCATTAGTAGATATGCAAAGATATTAAAAATTGCAGGAACTCTAGTTCTTTTGACGGGTATCTATTTCGAAGGCGGATTAAGTACCGAAATGGAATGGCGTAAACGAGTCGCCGAAATGCAGGAGAAGGTTAAACTTGCAGAACAAAAAAGCGTCATTGTAAATACTAAAATACAAACTAAAATTGTAGAAAAAATTAAGGTTATTAAAGAACGAGGTGAAGAGCATATTAAATACATCGATAGAGAGATAGTAAAATATGACGATAAATGTATAATTCCAAAAGAGTTTATTCAGTTATTAAATGAAGCTTCCAAGAAACCGGTAGATACTCCTGAAAATACTGCAGGAGAAGGTAATGAATAAGCTACTACTATCTTTATTATTTTTGACAGGGTGTTCTACTACTGTCCCAGTTGTAATGAAATTTCCTACCGCACCAGTAATTTTAACTGAACCATGCGCGGAATTGATCAAATTAAATGATGAAGCAAAACTTAGCGATGTTGCGAAAACAGTAACAGGTAATTATAATCTGTATCATGAATGCTCCTTAAAAGTGGACGGGTGGATTGAATGGCATAAGTCACAAAAAGAAATATTTGAATCTGTAAAGTAAGTAAACAAAAATAAAAATTGGAGTTATACATGGCAGAAAATGTCGTACATGGGATTAATGTCGATTATTCTAAGGATGCCCTTTTCGATGAATTGGGTATCAAAAGATTAAAAGAATCGTATATGAAAGAAGATGAAATTTCACCTCAGGAAAGGTTCGCATATGTATCAAGTACTTTTGGATCTAATGCTGAACATTCTCAGCGCCTTTATGATTATTGTTCTAGGCATTGGCTTAGCCTGTCTACTCCTATTCTCTCTTTTGGTCGGAGTAAGCGCGGCCTGCCTATTAGTTGTTTTCTTCCCTATCTGGATGATTCAGCAGAAGGTCTTGTCAATACATTATCCGAAGTAAATTGGCTAAGCATGCTGGGTGGAGGAGTTGGCATTGGTCTCGGTATTCGTTCTGCCGATGATAAGTCTGTTGGTATTATGCCTCATCTTCGCACCTATGACGCATCATCGCTCGCTTATAGACAAGGTAGGACTCGCCGTGGTAGTTATGCCGCATACCTTGATATTAGCCACCCTGATATTATAGCTTTTCTTGAAATGAGAAAACCTACTGGTGATCCTAATATGAGAACACAAAATTTACATCATGGTATTAATATCACCGATGACTTTATGCACATACTAGAAAATAGTATGAAGGATAAAGATGCAAATGATGATTGGGAACTCAGAGATCCCGCATCTAAAGAAGTTCGAGAAGTCGTTTCAGCTAAAGAACTATGGCAGCGTATTTTAGAAATGCGTATGATGACAGGTGAACCATATCTTCACTTCATTGATACTAGCAATAGACATATGCCCGAATCTCAAAAGAAATTGGGATTGAGTATTAAGCAATCTAATTTGTGTAGTGAAATTATTTTACCTACCGATAAGCAACGAACTGCTGTTTGCTGTTTGTCCTCATTGAATTTAGAATACTATGATCAATGGAAAAATGATAAGATATTCCTTAGAGATGTTGCAGAAATGCTTGATAACGTTCTTCAATATTTTATCGATAACGCACCTAATGCAATTAAACGAGCAAAGTATTCCGCAATGCGAGAAAGATCAATCGGCATCGGTGCACTAGGATGGCATGCGTTTTTACAGAAAAATAATATCCCATGGGAATCATCCATGGCAGTTGGTAGAAACAAGCAAATCTTTAAAAATATTCGGACTAAATTAGATGCAGCTAATCTTGAATTGGGTAAAGAACGAGGTGAAGCTCCTGATGCAACTGGCACAGGTCAACGCTTTTCGCATCTTATGGCTATTGCACCTAATGCTTCTTCTTCTATTATTATGGGAAACACGTCTCCTAGCGTAGAACCATATAGAGCAAATGCATATAGACAAGACACACTCTCAGGATCAATGCTCAATAAAAATAAATTCTTAGATGCAATTGTTAGAAAAGAAGCAGAGACACGCAAAGATGGTTGGTATGAAGAAGTTTGGTCTAGTATTATCGCAAATGATGGCTCAGTTCAACATTTAGACTGGTTAGATGATTGGAACAAAGATGTATTTAAAACATCAATGGAAATAGATCAAAGATGGTTAATTGAACATGCTAGTGACAGACAAGTATATATAGATCAGGCACAGTCTATTAATCTATTCTTTAGACCAGATGCAAATATATTATATCTACATGCTGTACATTTTATGGCATGGAAAATGGGACTAAAGACTTTATATTATTGCCGTTCAGAGAAGATAGGTAAAGCAGATAAAGTTTCTAAGCGCATAGAGCGAGATGTAATTAAAGAGTTAGATATGAAGGCAATTCTTGATGGTGATACTTGCTTAGCTTGCGAATAGAATAATATGGGAAAGATTGCGATATTCCTACATCATCCTAAATGCTCAGTTCAGTCGAGTAATGGTATTATAAGTGCGTTATCTAAAGATTATACATTTAAAATATTTACAAAGCATGAGTTAGAACCAGGGTTTTTAGATGATGTGGATATCGTATGTTTTCCGGGAGGGATAGGAGATGCAGATAGCTTCGATAGTTTATTTAAGTTTAATCTCGATGTTATTCTTAGGTTTATTTCTCGCGGAGGAAGATATTTGGGAATCTGTATGGGTGCTTACTGGAGCGGCCCTGATTATTTTAATCTTATCGGGAACACGAATGTAGTACAATATATACGACAACCCAATACATGCACACGGCGTCCACATGCAAAGCAAATGCCGGTAATATGGAATGGGGAGCAACGGCATATGTTCTTTTATGATGGTTGTACATTTACAGGTAATAATTTTGAAACCGTAGCAACATATCCAAATGGTGATCCAATGGCTATTATGAAAAATAGAATAGGACTAATAGGATGCCATCCTGAAGCAACCAAGCATTGGTATGATTCATATAGTTGGATGCAAAAGCGTTGGGAAGATACAACAAATCCTGAGTTATTACTAGATTTTACAAACAATCTAATGAAACAGTAAAATGATAACGATAACAGATTCGGCAGTATCAAAAATTAAATCCATAATTGCGGAAGATTGTGAAGGCGCAATGCTTCGTATTTTCGTACAAGGGGGAGGCTGCTCAGGTTTCAAATATGGGTTCTCCTTAGAAAATGTAACTGAAGAAGACGATTTAAAATTTGAAAAAGATGGAATAAGTATTATAGTAGATTCAATATCAATGCAATATCTGCAAGAAGCAGAAGTCGATTACAAACAAACATTAACGTCCGCAGAATTTATAATTAAAAATCCTAATGCAAAGGCATCTTGTGGTTGCGGTTCAAGTTTTACGATATAAGGAAAGAAATGGCAAAACAAACTGGTAGATTAACTGATGATAGGAATTCATTTAAGCCCTTTAATTATCCATGGGCATATGATGCCTGGCTTAAACATGAACAAAGCCATTGGTTACATACTGAAGTACCCATGTTGGAAGATGTAAAAGATTGGAAGAAGAATTTAACTGAATCAGAAAAACAATTTTTAACTAACATTTTTAGATTCTTTACTCAAGGTGACATTGATGTGGCCGGCGGTTATGTAAATAACTATCTACCACACTTTCCTCAACCTGAAGTTAGAATGATGTTGTTAGGATTTTCTGCAAGAGAAGCATTGCACATTGCAGCGTATTCTCATTTAATTGAAACATTAGGTATGCCGGAATCTACATATGGTGAGTTCCTAGAGTATACTGAGATGAGAGAAAAACACGAATATCTATTGGATCTTTCCTCAAAGAATGGTACAATAGAATCAACTGCTACTCACATTGCAGCATTCTCAGCATTTACCGAAGGCATGCAATTGTTTAGTTCCTTTATCATGTTACTAAATTTTGCAAGACATGGTAAGATGAAAGGCATGGGACAGATTATAACCTGGTCTATTGTGGATGAAACCCAGCATGCAGAAGGCATGGTTAAACTTTTCCGCACATATGTTGAAGAAAACAAGGAAATATGGAACGATGAGCTTAAGGGGAAGATTTACACGATTGCAGAGAAGATGGTTGATCTTGAGGATAAATTTATTTCACTTGCTTTCAGAACTGGGGCGATCACAGGGCTAACCGAAGAAGATGTTAAAGAATACATTCGATATATTGCGGATCGACGTCTAATTAGTCTTGGTCTACGTGGTATTTTTAAACGTAAAAAGAATCCTTTACCCTGGGTTGAGGAAATGATTAATGCTCCGACTCATACTAACTTCTTTGAGAACAGAGCAACCGATTATGCTAAGGGTGCCCTAAGCGGAAATTGGAATGAGGTGTGGGGTAAAGCAGCATGAAAACATTTAAAGAAATTTCAGCAAAAAAGTATCCAGATGGCGAATTGATATCTAAAAATTTACCACCTGCATATAAGGTAGGAAATGCAAAAGAAAACTGTGAGAATTGTGGAGCATATAAGGCGGAAACAAAATATTGCAGTTTATGGGATGCAAAAGTGAGACCTAACTATTGGTGCAAAAAATGGATACCGATCGAAAAGTAATAACATTTGTCGAAAAGCGAAGAGACATATGTAACAAGTGTGAGCATCTTACATCTTTTGTAGGAGTTAAATCTTGTGAAGTATGTGGCTGCGCAATTTGGACTAAGATTAGAATTAAAAACACAAAGTGCCCTAAAGATAAATGGGGCGTTGAAGATTAGATTATTTGAAAAGGAAATATTATGTTAATTGATAAAGGTGTAACTGCCGGTGAAGTGATTACATTTAAACTTACTTCGGGTGAAGAGCTGGTAGCAAAATTAGTAGAAGAAACTGCTATTCATTATAAGTTATCTAAGCCAATGGTAATCGGTATGGGGCAACAAGGTCCAGGATTGATGCCATATTTGTTTACGGTTAAACAGGAGAAGGAAGTAAAATTATCCAAGCATGCTGTTACCGTAGCTGAACCTACAGATGAAATGTTTGCTAAGCAATTCCTAAAAACAACTACAGGAATTGCATTAGCATAATATAATGCCCAATAAAATTGATTATGCTCATATGAAAGCTGCGGAAACGTATGCGGAATTATCGAATGCTAAACGCTTACAAGTCGGCTCTATTATAGTAAAAGATGATAAAGTAATTTCAATCGGCTATAATGGAACACCCGCGGGTTGGGATAATGCTTGTGAAGATGAAACTGTAGAAGTTTACTCCGGTTATGAGGGTGCTATACACCGAACAATATTAAAAACTAAACCAGAAGTAATTCACGCAGAAATGAATGCCATCGGAAAGTTATCGAAGTCGGTATCTTCTGGGGAAGATGCTACGATGTATGTGACGCATGCTCCTTGTTTTGAGTGTGCGAAACTTATACACATCGCAGGTATCAAAAAAGTATTTTATCGCAATGCATATAGAACAAATGATGGTATTGAGTTTTTAACTAAATGTAAAATTGAAGTGGAGCAATTATGAAAGATATGACAGTTGGATTTACTTGTTCATCCTTTGATCTTTTCCATGCAGGACATGTCGTTATGCTTGAAGAGGCAAAACGCCAATGCGATTACCTTATAGTAGGTATTCAAACGGATCCTACCATGGATAGAGATACAAAGAATAAGCCGGTTCAATCTATTATAGAACGACAAATACAAGTTAAAGCATGTAAGTATGTAGATGAGGTTGTTATCTATAATACTGAAAAAGAATTAGAAGATATTCTTATGACATTACCCATCAATGTTAGAATTTTGGGTGAGGAATATAAAGATTTAGAATTTACCGGTAAAGATATTTGTTTAAAACGAGGTATCAAATGCTTTTACAATAAAAGAGATCATTATTTTAGTTCAACTGATCTACGTAAACGAGTATTTGAAACAGAAGTTAAGAAAAGGGGGTTAGTATGGCAAGAAAACAGCACCACGAATGCTTCGAATGTGACGCCGTCTTCAAAATAAGTTATGATCTAGATGAGAATTACTATAAAGTAAAGAACTGT